GCTCCGGCAGGGTTTCACGATGATTGTGTAAACGCTTTAGCACTAGCGGTAAAGTGTAAAGACAAGTACAAGTTAAGCGGTCAGTACTGGATAATTTGATAAATACAGAAACGATTAACCAAAAAAAATATATTAGAGTATGAACATCGAGAAATTTCAGGAGCTTTATTCTATCAGTTTAATGGAAACAGACGAGATAACAAAGTCTATTTTACTCGTCAGGTCGGCTAACAATCTATCTGAAGCAGACATCGACAAGCTAACTCCGAAGCGGTTTAATGCGATGTGTAAAAATGTGGTCAGGGAATTTGAAGTATTAAAAAAGAAGTGGGATAATAGCAAACCTAGAAACATGGTTAAAGCTAATGGAAACTGGTATTATTTGAACTATGAGTTAAAAAAGCAGCCGAATAATGCAGGGAAGTACGTAGAGGTGGCAACCTTCCAAGAGGACATAATAGGCAACCTACATAAAATCATGGCTACCATGTCTACTCCCTTGCGGTGGGGGTGGAAGGGTTTAGTACCTACAACAAAGGATCATGCCGAGATAGCAGAGGATATGCTGAAGCTAGATTTTGAAACTGCGTATCAATCCGCTGTTTTTTTTTACTTAGTTTTCAAAGAATCAATGCAGAGTTTGAGCACTTATTTAGAGAACGAGTTACCGATGGAGAAGAGGGAGATGTTCCGCAACCAGTGGATGGATTTCATAAATACTTTGGATGGATATACTCCGCCAAAATGGTATCAGAGATGGAAGCTATCCCTTTAAGTCAAGTGTGGGAATTACCTGTTATTCAATTTTTGAATGATTTACTTTACATAAAAGAAAAGAATAAACACGATGCCATTCAACTTCGCAAAAGCACAGCAAAAGCTACTCGCTACTAATTTCCTTGCTGACAATGCAGAGAGCAAGGCACAGTACGAAATGGTAGATAGTGTGCTCGATGAGTATGTAGCTTTGTTTTTAACAAACCTAGAAAAGTACTATAATCAATTCGGGGTAGCTGCTAGTGGTAAATTAATAAGTAAAGCAAAAGTCAAAGAATACGAGAACGGCAGGACAATCTTTTTACCGGAGTATTACGACTATGTAAATAAAGGTGTAAAAGGATGGTTTGATAGTAGCAATGCTCCGGCTAGTCCGTATCAGTTTAAGAGCAAAGGAATGAACGCTAAAGGCAGAGCTTCCATACGTCAGTACATACAGAGTTCAAGTAGGAAAATAAGAAACGTAGATCAGCCGTATAAAAGCGAAGGGAAGTCAAAGCGTATAAGCAAAAAGAACAAACTAGAAAAACAAGTAGACAGAATGATATGGAATATAAAAAAATATGGTATTAAAACAAATCCTTTCTTTGATGCTGCCTATCAAGAAACGTTCAAAGATTTAGAGGTTACAGTAGAACAGATAACTAAGGGCATGGTAGAAATTATGGTCAAAAAAACATTCGAGCAAAAATGAGTATAACAAGTTTAATAAATCCTAGCGGAGAGGTCAGCGTTCAGGATACGCTATGGCATATTGCCTATTCTGACAATTCAGGGCAGACAGATTTCAAATATGTTTTTGATGTCTTTAACGGCTCGGAGCAGTTAGTACGTGTGAAGTTATATCCTGATCCTACAACTGGCAGAGGTTACTTCGATGCCGGGAGTGTAGTAAGGAATGAATTTAGCGTGTCATGGTTTCTACCGGAAGGTGGGGATGGCTCGTTTGTAAAACAACCTAACGCTAGTGGCGAGATTTCTTTAACCTATAATATACGAGTAGGCGAAGACTTTTCAGGAATAACAACATTAAACCTAGCGAGTGGGAATGTAACGGCTTACAACTGGAGACCGCCACTATTTAACAGAAGGCAAAGTACTATATCTGTTTTCAATAATAAGTACATGACAAACAGACGTAAGGTAGCGAAGATAAAACTAGGCGAAAAACTATTTATTCCTTACAAGGGTACTGGTTCTTTAAGGTTGAACTATCAAACCTACAACGCTAGTAACACTTTGGTAGCTTCAGGTAATTCAGAAAATAACTATACGTCTAATGGTTTTTTTCAAATGGATATAGGTACGGCAGCGGTCAATATATCGGCAGGTAGTTCGGTAATTACCAGTTCTACGAGTTACTACAAGGTCAGGGTTGAGAATACCACTACATCGCAATTCTCGGACTGGTTTACAGTATATCTCGACTGCGATAATCGGTTTACTCCATACTGCTTACATTTTATCAACCAATATGGTATGTTTGAAACTATGCGTTTCAGCAAAGCTAGTAAACTGACAATGAATGTAGAAAGAAAGACATACGAGAAACTGCCGGAGAGGTTTACGAATACTGCCGTTACTTACTACAATGATAACAATGTATACCACGAAACGAAGATTAACTACGCTAGTAAATATCAATGGAACTACAAATTAACTAGCGATTTAATGCCTGACGAAGATTATCAATGGCTATCGGAGTTAATTACCAGTCCTTTAATTTACTTCGAGAAAGATGGCGATTTTTACCCGGTAACGATAATGGCAACTACTTACGACTATGTAGAACATCAAACAGATGGGCTGCGACCTTTACAAGTAGATATTGAATTAAACCAAAAAAGAAACGGATTTCAACGATGACACGTATATTCATTGAAGGTCAGGAACTAGACGTTAATCAAGGGTTCACTAATCAGTTAACTTATTCTGTTGACGATCTGAATAATTTGGATAGTAAAACTACTTCGTTCAGCAAGACGATAGTCCTGCCGGGTACGAATAGAAATAATAAACTACTCGGAAATATCTTTGAGGTGGGTAATTCTAATTTTACAGTAGATTCAGATAAAAATATATCGTACAATTTCAATGCTTCAAAATCTGCTCAGGCATTAATTGAAATGGATGGCATACAAGTTATGAAGGGTACGTTACGTTTATTAGAGGTTATTATTGATGAAGGATATATTGAATACGAGGTAGCTTTATTTGGAGAGTTGGGAGGGTTTGTTTCTAAATTAGGTGCAAAGAAATTAACAGACCTTGATTTTTCCTCTTACAACCATACGTACAACATTACAAACATCGCAAACAGTTGGGATAGTGCTAATGCAGGGCAAGGGTACTATTATCCGTTAATTGATTACGGAAATGTCAGCAGTCCTACAAATGGATTCTTTTTGAAAAAGAATTACTATTTTACTGCTTTCAGACCTGCTTTATTTGTACGTGAGTACATGAATAAGATAATAACCGGAGCAGGGTATACGTGGGAAAGTTCTTTTTTTAATACTGATTTTTTTAAGCGTTTGATTATTCCTAACAATCAGACACGATTACAAGTAAAAAGAAATAGGATATTTTCAGCAAGTCCTACAACTACTGTTGATAGAGGTAATGCTATTACGTTAGGGAATCAAGTGCTCGGCAGTTTTACTACGTTAGATAACAAGACATTCAAATACACTGGAGCGACCACGTTTAACGGTACTATTAACTGCAACTTTGTAGGCACTTGGAGTTTACCATTTGAGCCAATAAGCGGAAGCGGAGTGGGAAGGTTTAACCTTTACAAAAATGGTTCTTTGTATGCAAATGGATTTACTACTGGATCATTTTTTTCTACTATTCCTGCTATAGTTGGTGGAATAGGTAATAACTATACATCCGAAAATTTCTCTGTTCAAATTTCTTTTGCTGCTACATTAAATACTAACGACGAGATAAAAATAAATTTTGATAATTATAGTGGTAATTCTATTGTCAGATTAACTTTTACTGGTAATTCTGTAACAGTTGATACTGACAAACCGGTATTTACTCCAATTACTTTGAATGAAACAGTAACCGTATCTGATACTATTCCTGCTAACGTGCTTCAAAAAGATTTCTTTGCGTCTGTTATTAAGATGTTCAATTTAATGGTAACAGAGGACAAGTATAAAGACCGGCATTTGGTTATAGAGCCGTATGTGGATTTCTACGATTTAGACAGAACAACTTATCACGACTGGACTGATAAAGTAGATAGATCGCAAGTGTTGAAGATAAAACCAATGTCCGAGATTAACGCTAGGTACTACCAGTTCAAGTATAAACAAGATGGGGATTTCTACAACGAGAAATACCGGAAGCAATATGCAGAGGGTTATGGAGATAGAATCTTCGATAATAACTTAGAGTTCGCTAAAGAAACAGACAGCGTCGAGGTTATCTTTTCTGCTACTCCTTTAGTTGGCTATCAGAACGAGGATAAAATAGTTAGTACAATCTTAAAGCAGAACAACAACGTAGAGGAAACGACAGAGCATAACATTAGAATCCTACAAGCTAAAAAGATTACCGACGTAGCTTCGTGGAAAGTTTACAACTCTACTTCTACGTTTAACATTCCAAACACGTTAGGAACTTATACAGTTTATCCGTATGCAGGACATTTAGACGATCCCGATGTTCCGGCTGCTGACTTAAACTTTGGAGCGACAAAAGAACTGTATTTTACTTTACTCTCCGGTGCTTTGTCGAATAATCTTTTTAATACTTACTATTCTCCGTACATGGCAGAGATAACCGATAAGGATTCTAGGTTACTGACTTGTAAAATGAAACTCACGCAGCAAGACATCTATAACCTTGATTTTGGTAGGTTTGTTTTTATTGATGGGGTATTATATCGGTTGGCAAAGATTAAGGACTGGAGCGAAAATGAGATAGCAGAGGTCGAGTTATTAAGAGTAATTTATACAACATATTAAAATGATAATAAAATACTTTGACGAGTTCAATGGTTTATGGCTAGATATAACTGGCAATACCGGAAGCACGTTAACAAAGGGAGCAGAGGAATGGACTACCACTCAGGGGTATTCTGTTTTGACGTTATTAATAAGTCAGACCGGAACTGATGCTCCTACTTATACAGAACTAGAAAATACTACCGGAGAAACGTATACTTTAACAAGAGTGGGCGTTGGGAATTATCGTGTTATTTTAGACGATGACATTTTAAGTCAAGGTAAAACATGGCTAACAATACAACAAAGCGATACTAATATAATACAAGTGTTTAGGGATAATGAAACAACGATACGTATTTATACAAATGCAGACGGTATACTAAATTTTACTTCATTTGAATTAAGAATATACAATTAATTATGGCAACAACAGCAGCAGTAGAAATACAGATAGGTGGTGGCGAAGCGATACGCTCAATGGGGGAACTTCGCAAACAGTTAAAGGATGCGAATTTTGAGGTCTTGGCTATGACCGAGAAATTTGGAGCAACGTCTAAAGAAGCTGCGGATGCGGCTAAGAGAGTTGCGGCGTTAAAGGATGCCGTAGGAGATGCAAAAAGTTTGACAGATGCTTTTGATCCTGATAAAAAGTTTAATGCTTTTGCCGGAGCATTACAAGGTGTTGCTTCTGGTTTTGCAGTAGTTCAAGGTGCTCAAGCGTTATTTGGTGGGCAGAGTAAGGAATTAGAGCAAACAATGTTAAAGGTTCAGAGTGCAATGGCTTTAACTCAAGGAATTAATGGTTTGTTGGCTGCTCGTGAACAATTTAAGAATTTACAATCCGTTGCAGTACAAGCATTCAATTCAATTAAAGGTGCGATAGGTTCTACTGGGATAGGGTTACTTGTAGTTGCTTTGGGTACTTTAATTGCCAAGTGGGATGACCTAAGCGATGCAATTTTTAGTACAAGTGATAATCAAAAGATACTTAATGAAACAATGGAAGCGTACAATAGTGGTGCTCAATCTGCTATTGAAAAAACTAATAGTGTAAAAATATCTTTTGATTTAGCTAAGAAAGGCGTAATAAGCAAAGAGGAAGCATTAAAAACATACAATAAAACTCTAGGAGCGACATTTGGCGAAGCAAAGAATCTGAACGAAGCGGAGAGATTATTTAGAGAAAAAACTGATGCTTATATTAAAGCTACTGCATTAAGAGCACAAGCTGATGCTATTCTAAAAAAAGCAGCAGAAAAAAGGGTGGATGCACTAGAACAAGAACAAATAACTCAACAACAAAGTGATGATTTTTTTAGACAAGTATCAGAACAAACTACAAAAGATATAAATAAAAAAGCTGACGATTATGAACAATTAGCTACTAAATTAATAACACAAGCAACAGAATTAGAAAAAGAAAATAAAATAACTAACGAATCTGCAGTTAAAGAAGAAACAAAAAGAGATAACGAAAAAAAAGATAGAGAAAATAAAAAGCAAAAAGAAGCAGATCAGAAACGTCAGAAAGAGAAAGCAGATGCAGCAGCACGTCAAAAAGAGATAGACGATGCAACAAAACAAGCTAATGAGAATAGGAGAAAACTAGAAGAAGAAGCATATTTATTATCTATAAAAAATGAAGATAGGAGAGCACAAGCAAAATTGCAGATTGAATACGAAAATGCACGTAAAGAAATAGAATTAACAAAAGCAACAAGAGAAGCAAAAAACGCTGAACTAGCAGCTTTAGACGAGAAATTTCGTTTAGAATCAGAACAATTACAAGCAGACCAAGAAGCAAAACGTCAACAAAAACTAGACGAAGAAGCTCAAAAATCGCTTGATAGAATGATTGAAGAACTAACTAAAGAAGAAGAATTAAATCGTCAGCGAATAGAAACGCAAAAAAAACTAGATGAAGAGGCGTTTCAGGCTAAAATGGATATGTATAAGCGTACTGGCGATATGCTTACTGGATTTTCTGATTTAGTAGGTAGAGAAACGGCAGCAGGGAAAGCGTTTGCAGTCGCAGCGGCTACAATAGACACATATCAAGCGGCATGGTCAGCGTTTAAGAACGCTCAAAAAAATCCTATATCTATACTCGGTCCGGCATATCCATACATTCAGGCAGGTCTTGCGGTTGCAGGTGGTATTGCCAACATAAAGAAAATTCTAGCGGTAAAAGTTCCCGGCAAGGGTACTGGTGGCTCTGCTCCCGGTGGTGGCGGTGTAGGTGGAGTTAATGCTCCTATTCCAGTTCAGGCACAAACAACAACAATAGATCAAGGGCAAGTAAATCAGTTAGCTTCGGCAACGGCTAGAGCGTTTGTGGTAGAATCCGATGTAAGTGGAAACCAAGAGAGAATAAGAAGGTTAAATAGGGCAGCACGTATAAATTAATATAATATAAAAACGAAAATCATGTTACCAGTTTACGAGTTAAAAATTAGTGAGAAAATAGATGACGAAAGTCAAGTCGAATTTGTTTCTCTTGTCGATGCTCCGGCTATTCAAAGAGATTACCTAGTATTTAACGAGCAGTTTGTAGAGCCGGGTAAAGGCGAAAGTGAAGACGAGTTTATTCCTAGATGTATAGCATATCAGATAAACGAAGGCAAAGATCAAGCACAAGCGGCAGCGATATGCTATTCTGTTTGGGAGAATAAGTTTGCCGGGAGTAAGATTTCTTTTGATTTTGACGAAACGTTAAATACTGAGAGAGGTAAACAACTAGCAAAAAAATTAATAAGCGAAGGGAATATCGTCTACATAATCTCGGCTCGTAATGAAGTCGGTAGTTTGACAGATGTGTCAAATGAGTTGGGTATTCCTAGTTCTAGGGTTTATGCTACCGGAAGCAATAAGGCAAAGATTGAAAAAGTAAAAGAACTAGGCATAAATAAACACTACGATAATAACGCTGACGTAATTGCAGAACTCGGAAACATAGGCGAGAAATTTGCAGAAACGTATAACGACTATCCGAAAGCTGCTAGTGAAAATGCGAAAATAGCTTTAAGGTGGGCAGAGGAAAACGGATGGGGTGAGTGTGGTACTCCGGTAGGTAAAATGAGAGCAAACCAATTAGCAAACGGAGAGAATATCAGTAGAGATACTATCGCTAGAATGGCAGCATTTGAAAGACACAGACAAAATTCTCAAAAAGAGTTAGGGGATGGATGTGGTAGGTTGATGTGGTTAGCGTGGGGTGGCGATGCCGGTATAGAGTGGGCAACTAGAAAGCTACAACAGATTGATAAACAAAAAATGAACTTTCAAATAGTCAGCGAAGATCAAAGGGTTATATCCGGTCCGATTATGTTGGCAGGGGAAAAGATATACAGAAATAACGAGCAACTCGGAGAGCATTATGTTGTTTTTACTGCTGACACTATAAAAAAAATAGCTATTAAATTTTCAAAGAAAAAATATCAGCAGAATGTAAATCTCATGCACGATACTCCGGTAGAAGGTGTTACCATGTTTGAGAGTTGGATAGTTGATAAAAGTCGTGGAATTAAACCGATGGCAGGATTTGAAGACGTACAAGATGGCTCATGGTTTGGTAGTTTCTACGTAGAGAATCCTGAAGTATGGAAGGGTATCAAGGATGGCTTGTATAAGGGTTTTAGCGTAGAGGGTTTGTTCGATTACGACTTTGCTAAGCCGGAAATGACAAGCGATGAAAAACTACTTAAAAAAATTACAGACCTTTTAAGCGTTACAATTACTGAATAAAAATATAGTAGGTTATGACAGCAACAGAAATACTCAAAAAATTAAAAGCAGCGTTTGCAGAAGTTACTGCTCCTGCTCCTGCCGGAATTGAAGCAAAGCTGAAAGATGGCACAGTAGTTATGATTAGTGCTCTCGAAGTTGGCGGTACTGTTACAATCAATGGTACTCCTGCTCCCGAAGGCGAACATGAACTCGAAGATGGAACTAAAATTGTTGTAGATGCTAGTGGTGTTATCACGGCAGTTACTCCATACGAAGAACCAGTAGCAGAAGAAGATATGAAAAAGAAGATGAAAATGGAAGATGTTTTCTCTGCTTTTGAAACTGCTACTAATGAGAAATTCTCTAGCTACGAAGCTAAATTCGCTAACTACGAATCTAAGTTCGCAGGTTACGAAGCTAAATTGAATAAGGCGTATAACATGATTGAAGGACTTATTGAACTGTCTACAAAATTGTCAGAAACTCCTACCGGAACTCCTGATCCTTCTGTTAGTTCAAATTTCAGTCAGCAAAAGAATTTCAGTTACGACGTTCTGTTTGGTAAAAAATAAGCATTTTAATTAATCACTAATAAATAAACACGCAAAATGGCACTTTCATTCTCAGGTCTTTCAGCGTATACTAAGCAACTGGTGCAGCCATTGTTGACCAGTGCTGTATTTAACGCTAAAACTCAACAGTTAATTAAGGATAACGGAATAGTTATTCCCGGAGCAAAAGGAGCAGTCGCTATCCCTATCATGGATACAGATGCTTTCTTTCAAACCGATGCTTGTGGTTTTGATGCTTCAGGAACTACAACTTTCTCGCAGCGTACAATCACTCCGGGTAAAGTAAAAATCGAAGAGCGTATCTGTCCTAAAGATTTGGAAGCGTACTTCACTCAAGAAGCTTTGAAAGCTGGTAGCACTTACGAAGATTTCGGAAACTCTGATTTCCAAGCTGCTTTCCTTGCTAAGAAAAATGCTCGTATTTCTTCACAGTTGGAAACTGCGATATGGACTGGAGATACTTCTAGCGGTACTGCCAACATCAACAAATTTGATGGTCTTTCTAAATTGATTGATGCAGGTAGTCCGGTAGATGCCAACGTATCAGGTTATACTGGAGTTGCTACAATCACTACAATTACTCAATCTAATGTTATCGCTGCTACCGAAGGTATCTACAAAGCTATCCCTGCTGCTGTAATTGGTAAGGGAGATGTTAAGATATTCGTTGGATATGACTGGTTCCGTTTGCTCATCATGGCTTATCGTGCTGAGAAAATGTTTACCTACAATCCGCAAGACAGCGAAGCACAATCGTTTATCCTTCCTGCTACCAATATCGAAGTAGTTGCGGTTCATGGTTTGAATACAACTGGCGATGCTTACGCTATCAGCTTGTCAAACATGGCTATTGCAGTTGATCTTGTAGATGAGGAAAACAACTACAAAATGTGGTATTCAGAAGATAACAACGATGTTCGTTATCGTGTAGCTTTCAAACTCGGTGTGAACGTAGCTTTCACAAATGAGTGTGTGAAGTTCAAAGCCGCTATCTAAAATCCGATATACTAAAGGCGGTGTAAAAGCCGCCTATTTTTTGACATAATAAATTTTTTCAAATGCCTTGTGCAATTACTTCAGGATATACTATCGACTGCCGGGAAGCGGTTGGCGGTGTAGAAACCATTTGGGTTATCGAAAATGGTAACTTGTACGATGCTTCCGGTAACTCTACTGTAACGTCTGCTAGTGGTACTGTTTCTGCTTTGAATAAACTAAGCGGTAAAAAGTTCTACAAGATACAAGTACCACGTGGTACGGCTTCGACTTCAAATGCGATTACTTCAAGCGTAGAGAACGGAACTATCTTTTACACACATCAAGTTATGTTCCCTATCAACAGTCGCTCTGCTACGGTTCGTAATTTAATCAATACTCTAGCGAAAAATCGTTGCAGCTTTGTAACTAAAGAAATGGATGGCACATATCGTTTGTTCGGTGTTGAGTTTGGTTTGACTTTGGAAACTACGGAGAGTGGTTCTGGAACTGCTGCCGGAGATCGTAACGGGTATATGTGTACGTTTACAAGTCAAGAGCGTGAGGACTTTTTGGTAGTACCAGCTAATATCGCTGCTACTTTGGAGAATAACGGAACGGCTTAATAAAATAGTTAGTAAAAAAATAAAGCCCTGCCCGGTAAGGGTGGGGTTTTTTTATATGATACATTTACACAAAGATTTAGAAAGTGAGTTTTTTTATCTTTCCTTTGGCGAAGCTGCACAAGGGAAAACGGTTGTTTACATACGTTGGACAAATAGATTAACCGGCGATATTATTAAAGCACCAACAGACACTTATTTTGCTTTTCAAGCTACCAATACTAATAGATACTCAAAGCACGAAATTTTAACGAGTGAGTTTTTTGATGGGTACGATACTGGGTTATGGAAGTTTGAAGCGTGGGCATTGACAAGCGAAATAGTACCTACAACTGTACCTAATATAACTGGTTATATGTATCTTCATGGTACTGCTTTCACTCCTGACAAATATAACGAGCAGGATAATTCATTCAAAACCTATCAAGGATGAGCGACTATAAACTAATAGAAATAAAGTTTGACCAAGCACAGCAACCTAAATTCGAGGAGAAAAGAGGTAAGGGATATATTGAGTTCGGTAAGGACAACGATTATCCGCTTTATTTATTGTCGCTTTACAATGAATCTCCGAAGCATGGAACGCTTGTAAAGAGCAAAGCTAACTATGTCTACGGCAAAGGTTTTGAGATAGCAGGGAAAGCAAATAATAAAGGGGAAACGTGGAACGATATTTTGAAGCGGTGTATTAAAGATGACGAACTATACAGAGGATACTATTTGCAGGTCATTTGGAACAGAATACAGCAAGTTAGCGAGGTGTATCACTTGGAGTTCCATAAAGTCAGAGTGAGTAAGGATTTGTCTTGTTTCTACGTTAAAAACGACTGGGCAGATTTCAGAGAAAAGCCGAGAGAATATAAAGCGTTCAATCCTGCAGAACCTTACGGCTCACAAATTTTTTACTACAAAGAATACAATCCGAGTTCGTACTATTATCCAGTACCTAGCTACATTCAGGGGTTAAATATGATAGAAGCTGATATTCAGGTTTCAAGACATATTTTAGGCAATGCTAAACAAGGGTGGGTAGGTAGTAAGTTGGTGCAAATGAATAATGGCGATCCTCACGACGAAATGAAAGAGGAAATAGAAAGAGGGATAATAAAGAAATTTACGGGCAGCGAAGGTCGTAGGGTTGTGGTTATGTTCAATCCTTCAAGGGAAAATAACGCTCAGATAGATGACTTGGGAACTACGATGCTGACGAAAGAGGATTTTACCAATGTAAATAATTTAATTCAGCAAGAGATTTTTGTAGCACATCAAGTAATTAGTCCGAGTTTATTTGGTGTAAAAACAGAAGGTCAGTTAGGCGGTAGGAATGAGATACGTGAAGCGTATGAGATTTTTAATAACGTCTATGTAACGGAAAGACAAGGAGAGTTTAATTCTGTATTCACGAAGTTCAGGAATTTGAAAGGCGAAGCCGGAGAGTTTAACATTCAACCAGTAGAGCCGTTGAAGTTTGAGTTTACAGAAAACATTATGGCTCAAAATCTGACAAAAGACGAGATCAGAGAATTAATGGGTAGAGAGCCGCTAGGTGGTCAAGTAGCTGCTGATGGCTCAATAGATGCCAATATACTTGCTCCGGTACAACAGAATGAAAATATAAAAAATTTGAGTGGTCGGCAATATCAGAACATCATGAGGATAGTACGTAACTATGGTAATGGAAAGCTGACAAAAGAACAAGCGTCGTTAATGCTACGTAATGGCTTTGGTTTGGGAGATGCAGATATTAACGCTTTTCTCGGTGTAGATGACAATCCGTTAACAGATGACGAGGTGCAGAAATTCAGCGAAGATAAAAACGATAGATTAATTCAGGAGTTTTCTAATAACGGAGATAACCGAGATGAGTTTGTAATTTTAAGCACTCGCAGGGCAAAGGATTTTTTTGCTGACCAAAACGACCTTAATCAGCTTGAAGCTAACGTAATGGATTTGATTAGCAAAGATCAAAAGATAACTCCTGAAGTTATAGCCAAGACGTTAGATCAGTCGGTAGATTTAGTGAATGAAACGATAAGCGATTTGGTAGATAGAAAATTGATTTCCGAGAAGGTAAATAAAATCGGACCGGATCAGGAAATAGAAAGACGTTTACTTAAGCCGTTACGTTCTTTGACTGGCAAAGGTTCTAAGGTAGCGGAGTTGTTTATTCGTTATTCTTACGAGTGGAAGCCGGGTTTCTCGGATGCTGACCTATCTACTTCACGACCATTCTGTAAGCGAATGATTGAATTAAGTAAAACAAAGATTTGGAGCAGAGCACAAATAGAACAGATAAGCGAGAGGTTGGGTTATTCTGTTTGGGAGAGAAAAGGCGGTTGGTATACAGAGCCGGATGGCACTCGCAGTCCTGAATGTCGGCATAATTGGGTAATGCAAATAGTAAAGAAAAAAGCATGAGTAAAAATATAATCTTCATAACGGAGCAGACGTTTAAGGAAAGAACCGGAGCGAGTAACGCTATCGATGGGAAGCAGTTATTCCCTATGATTAAGGTAGCACAAGATATGTACATAATGCCGGTTCTAGGGAGTACTTTATTTGCTCGGTTGCAGAATGGCATAGATAACGACAACCTTACTGTAAGTGAAAAGACATTAATTGATAGTTATTTAACCGATGCTTTGATTTGGTTTACCATGTCTTTACTTCCGATGACTATGGGTTATCAGTTATTCAGTAAGGGATTTTTACAGAAGACAGCAGAGGAAAGTAACGCTCCTAGTCGTGGAGATTTAGAGATATTAGAAAAGAAGTATCGTTCAATGGCAGAGTATTACAATACTAGAATGATTGGGTACTTGCAGGAAAACTACAATAGCTTTTACGAGTACATAAATACCGGAAGCGGTTGGGATGTAGTATTACCGGAGAATAAAGCGTACACAAGTCCTATCTATTTAGGCACTACGACCATGAGCAGGAATCCTAGATATGTAAATAGTTCCAATGGTTTAGGAGTGCCGAAGAATGTTTATGTAACTCCAAACGCAGGGGTATCAACATTTCAGGTTAATGAGTTGAATGGAAGGACTACGTTACTGGCTATAAGAAACGGATTTACAAAAGCGATAACGAGCAGTCCTACTGCGAATAGTGGTTACTTGCAGGTCGTTAATGCTACTGTTACTTTGCCTACTGGCGATCTGACAGAATCCGGCGAGGTATTTATTTTCCAATATATTTAATTTATGAGTAAAGGATATAAGAAAATCTACATCGACAAAGTAAAAACAAAATTCGAAAATGACTTACAAAGAACTAACGGACACGATACTAGCAAAGCTGCAAAGCCATCCGTTGATAAGAACGGCTTTGTTCAGCAGTCCACTATCGTGGTTAAATCTAAATGAGCAGCCGGAATATCCGGTAGGTTGTTTTCAGGTTGATACTGGTAATTTTAGTACTGGTAAGATATTTAATTACTCTGTTCAATTTTGGTTTTTAGATAAAAGCGGTGTAGATAGTGAGTTTGAAACAGAGGTAATAAGTGAACAGCATCTTGTTGGTAACGATATAGTTTCATGGTTACGGAGAGGGGATAGTGATTTTTTAATTGACGATGTGGTTACGTGGACTGCTTTAAGCGAGAAATTTGAAGACTATATCTCAGGGGTTGAGTTTACTGTTAACTTAAATGTAAATGCTAATTACGGAGCGTGTGATTATCCGGTAAATGATTAATATGAAAAAAATACTAGCCGTTTTATTTTGTCTTGTTTCTTACGTTTCTTTCGGGCAGGTCTATCAGATTTTGCCTCAGTATGGTTATGAATCTAAGCGGTATTCTTTCGACACTACTTTACAGATACCTACTGTTTGCGGTGTGCCAACGTTGAGGTCGAATGTAACTAAAAAAGCGGCTATTGCTTTTGATTCGTGCAATAACAGATTTTATCAGTACAATCCTAAAACATTGTCTTGGTCTATTATTGGTGGTGGTTTTGATAGTACGAGTTTATCGAATAGAATTAATCTTAAACTAGATAGCGTTACGAAGTCGAGTGATAGTGTTTATTATTGGAGAAATGGTACGAGAGTTTTTGCGTATAAGGATTCTGATGTAATTCCTACACTTCAACAAGTAACAGACGCAGGGAATACGATAACAAGCGGAGGAGAAACTATGACTTTATCACATAACCTATTGCAGTTTCAAGGTATTGATAACATAAATTCAGGACAGTATACTTTTGAAAATATAAATTATACTTCAGAAGATAGAAACGCTACATTTATTCCAATACCTACTACCGGAGGCCATCACTATTATTTATATGACACGACTACAACCTTTGAAACTGATACAATCGCCACACTCGATGACATAAGAAACAATAAAATAGACACTACCGGAGCGTTTTTAATTTCTGTATCTCAACCCAATGATAGCACGTTAACCTTTCAAAAAGGAGCAACGGCAACGAGTTACACCATTAGATCATCCGTTGCAGGTAGTGCCACACGATTGGCAACATCTGTTTACAATAACTCAGGCAGCACAATTCCGAAAGGCTCGGTCATTTATATCAATGGCAGGCATTCATCAAACCTTCCGACAATAGCACTTGCACAGGCAAATAATGAGCAAAATAGTTACACAACATTTGCACTCGTTGAGAATGATATTACAAACAATTCAAGCGGTATCGTAATTCAGGCAGGCAATATCACAAATCTAAATTTACCGACATCAAATTATACAGATGGTCAGGTCTTATATCTCAGCCCAACGGTTGCAGGTGGATATACAAACACAAAGCCACTTGCTCCTAATCATATTGTCAAACTTGGAACGGTTACAAGGGCACATCCTACATTCGGCACAATAGAACTTAAAATTGAAAACGGATGGCAGCTCGATGAGTTAAGCGACGTGTCAATTTCGGCAGTCCCTGCTGATTCTGTTTTATTGCAATTCAGCCGGGTAGATTCTTTATGGCATGACGTAACTGTTACCAATGCGATAGGAAATAGATATATCAGACCGGCAGATACTTCTGTTTTTGAAAGAAAACAATCGGCAGCGTATACATTCAGAGCGAATAATACAAATGCTACGGCTAACATGACTGATCAAGTGTTTCGTGATCCGGCAATTCAAACCTATACCGGGACTCCCACTTGGACTGGTACGACTGCTCCAAGTGGTACAAATAATTTTACATACAACTGGACTAGGATAGGGAATTTAGTTACGTTGAACATTACGTTAACCTATGGAACTGCCGGAACTGCTTTAACACAAGTATTGATTCCTTTGCCTACTGATTGTCCTACTCCAAAAGAACCTACGGGATTCGGTGCGGCTAGTGATTTTTTGTATCCCGGAATTGCATACATGAGTACTTCACTTGCTTTAGCAGGAGCAAACTCAAGAGCCGGACTTCGTGTTAACGCTGCCGATAATGGATATGAGGTTATCGTTGCTGCCGCTTCCGGTAACTTTAGAAGTGTATTTGTTACTGTTCAATACTTCGTAAACTAATAACATGGAACATATAAGACAAAGATTAAGCGTTGAAGGTAGAGCGACAGAGATTTATACTGTCGTAATTACCGAGAACTGGGATAGACCTTTGAGCGAACATCCTTCGGTTGTAGATCATCCTGAAATTTTTGAGATAACTACCGATGCCATACCTGAAGAACATCAATACTTAAACTACGTATAAAATTCTAAAAATGGAAAATGCCGTGATAACAAACTATTTAATAGGTATATTAATTGCCTTGCTTACTTACTTCGCTAAAAGAATAGTCGAGAAAATAGATTGCATAGAAAAAAAAATGCAAGATATTTTAATAAAGGACATGGAGAAAAGTAAGGACATTCAGCAGTTAAGGCATGATGTAGATAGTCATGAAATTAGAATTAATAATCTAGAAAATAAAGCATAATGAAAAACTCTGATTTCGGTAAATTAAACCAGTTTGATTTTTACAAGGGGTTAATCGTTAGTTCTGTTTCTGCCGG